CTTGAAGACACGGCCGCGCTAACCGAAGCCGAAACAGTCTTCACCCTGACGCTGTCGCTTGTCGCTGAGGCTGAGATAGCGCCAGTGCCGCCTGACACCTTTACCTCAAGGCTGAGGGTGTCTAGCGGCCCATAGTTCCACGAATCCAGAACCCCCCAACCATCCATATGGTCAAGGGCAACGGCAGTCCAAGCAACCCTATCGCCAACCGTATCAACGGTAAACGGTAGGGCGTCTACGGTGCCGGTTAGGCGGTCTACTGGTGCAATGGTTGCCATCTATCCGCCTTTAGTCTGCGGTGATGTCCATATCACCAATTGCGATTTTAAGGATGTCGCCAGATGAAATGACCTTGCTTGCGGTCAGGGCGCCGTGGATCAAGAGGTTTCCGCCAGACAGCGCATCAAACAGGCCAAAGTGGCTGACCGTACCCCAAGAGCCGGTTGCGGCGTTAAACTCAACCGCCGCGCTGTTGTCAGCAGAGCCAGATGACGCTGCCGCAAACGTAATAGACTCACGCGCATAGTTGTTTCCGGTCAGCTCAGTGCCGCTGTTGTCGTCGTTAAACGATCCGGTTGACAGGCCAACATAGACAGTGGCAGGCATTGTGTATGCGCCGGTTCCAAGAATATGGTCGAGAATTTCATTCTCAAGATAGTCACTCATTGCACTCATAATTTAAGTCCCCGCAGCTTGCGATTGGCGTTGATAAATACTACTGATCTGGAGGCTGCCGGTGCCATAATGAGACCGCTGCTCATCAACCTTGATCTCCTCCAGAGCCTTGTCAAAGCGAGCCATATATTGCGTCGCCCTAGTTTCATCAAGAAGGTATGCATAGGCTTCGGCAAGCGACCCATAAAGATAAGCGTCTGGCGAGCGCGTCAAAACATCGTTGACAAGGTTAGTTGGCGATAGTGGCTCGATATTGCCAATGTAGACAATCTCGGCCTGATAGCTTGTGTCAGGGATCGGGCGCAACTTCATTTCTGCGCCAACAATACTAAACCCCTTGGGCTTGCCGTGACCGTTTGATGCGTACTGCTCATCTAATGCCACAGGGCTGTAATATTTTAAGACAGTTAGCGGAGACGTGTTCAGCTTGACCTCACGGACTTCGCGCATATCAACCGGCAGCGAAATATACTCATTGCCCTGCGTCAACGTCGCAATAGAACGCTTCTCCTGACCGCGTGACTCCAGCTCGCGGCTCATGCGCCCCTCAGCAAGAGAAATAAAGTCAGGGATTTGCGCGGTCAAGTCAGAACGCGCCAAGAAGTTGGCTATGGATGTCTGCAAATCTGTGTAGGTCGCAATTGCCATTATACGTTACCGCCGCCTGTCCTGAAGTCTCGGTTCTCGCTATTATTCAGCCAAGCCTTCCAGCCCTTTGGATTTTCGGCTGGCGTGCCTAGTGTCTCTAGCAGGTGATTATACACGACATTTGGTATTTCCGCTACATGCGACATATGGCGCTGGGTATTGCCAATCATGCTGCCCTTTGAGTAGTCGTTATTCATCTGCCGGTTTAATTTAATCAATGTGTCAAAGCGCTGGGTCGTCTCAATGATGTCCGTGCCATCAGAGCGCTGATCCATAACCACTTCTTTTGCGGTGTAAGGATCGGTGTATAAAACTCGTTTCATGTTTTCCCCTTATGAAAGAGAGGGGGCAGTCGCCCGCCCCCTCAGTTTTATTATGATCCGTTGAGATCGTAGACAACCGCATGTGCCTTAGGGGCGGTGGGTTTAAGGGACCACTCCGACACCAAATGGCTAGTCTTTGCGTCACCGTCCTGACTCAACTCCTGCTCAAGGAAGTTACGTCCGTTGAGTGTGCAGAGAGACACAAAGTCTGGGTCAATCAAGAACACACGGTCGTTACCCAACAAGCGTGATGGAACAGCCTCAACAGTACCAAAGTCTGTCAGGAACACTGATGTTGAACCGACGTATGTGACTTCCTTAGCGGCAGTCATGTTTACGTCGTTAGACACCAGATTGCCTGAGGCAGACAGGTCTGAGAAGTTCGCACGGTTGGTCGCTGACGCGATCATCAGGCGAGGGTTTCCGCCGTCTTCCCACGCATCCTGCATCCCATCTTCGATGAGGGCAAGTGTCAATGGGCGTGCGGTGCCTGAGGTGATTGTTGTTGTGCCGTCGGCACCAACAGCAAACGCACCAGTTGCGCCAACTGAACCGTTTGACATCCAGCAGGTCAAAGAAGCTGACTTGCGTGGGTCTGAACCGTCGCGTGCAACGTCTGTGTCACCGATTGCTTTTTCGATGTCACGGCGAAGTTCGAGAGCCTTTAACACCTTCTGGTAGTTATGCTCACGCTCACGTCCGGCTGAATCAACAGCGTCCAGTGTGCCTGATGTTGCAAACACCTTCTTTGAGATTTGGTGGTAGTTACCAATCCGTGCAGTTGGTGTCGCCGCAGCAGTTGCGGTGGTTGCACCTTCGTTGTGGTAGTTAGTAGTTGACGCGGCGGTCAGCTCCTGAACTTGCCACTCGACGAAAATGCCGTTTGAGGTTTCTTTTTTCACATTGGAAAAAATTGGAGTTTCTGCCGGATCAATCCGGTAGATGATGTCAGCGAGTTGCTCTTTCTCACCAACAGCGTTTTGGGTTGTAAAAACAGCCATTGTTTTGTTCCTTCGGGTTACTTACCCATCAAAAATTGTACAGCAGCGTCAACGGTGCCAGCCTTTTCAAACTGTTCACGCGCCTTCCGCCTCGAACGATTAGCAACTTCGCGCTTGGTTGCCGGTTGCCCTGCCTTGGCCATCTTCGGTGCTTGGCGAGTGCGCTTTTTGGTTGTGGGTTTCTTTTCCATTAGATTGTCCCACTTCCACGCTTTGTACAAAAGCTCAATCGCGCGGGCATCGCTCGCGGATGAGATTTCTTCCTCGCTAAACCCGACACGCTTCTGTGCGTACTTAATGACTTCTTTCCGTTCAAACTCGCGGGTCTCGTCATTACGCCACTCAGGTATGCGCTCAAGCATTTCGACACGTTGGTTAGTGAGGTGCTGCTTTAGGTGCGCCTCATGCTCCTGTGCCTGCTGTTGGGCAATTCTCTGACGCTCTGCTGCGACTTGGTAGGCTTGCTTTTGTTGCTTGTCCCACTCGGTCTTGGCAAAGAAAATGTCGTCAGTAGACCAGCCCTGATCTTTATAGGCTGCCCAGTCAGGTTCCTCAGTGAGGCTGAGATTTGTCTGCTGGAGTTGGGCTTGCAGTAACTCAAGTTGCTGCGCGTAAGCGTCTCGGAGCTGTTTTGTTTCGGCTGCCTCAGCAGCAAATGCCTTGCGTTGCTCGGCCAGTTCCATTGATCGCTTAGTAAATGCCTCCTGACGCTGATAACCCTTGAGGGCTTCTTCGAGGTTAACTTCCACTTCCTTGCCGTCCACCTTTACGGTGTACAGCTTCTCAGTGGGTTCCTCGTCGTAGTCCTCATTGTCATCATCGTCGTCGTAGGCATCTTCGCCGTCATCAGCCTCATCATCATAGTCGTCATCTTCGGGGGCGTCCTGCGCCTGATCTTCGGATGAGACTCGCGCCTCGGCTTCGGGCTGTTGAGGCTGATCTTCAGCCTCATTTCGCTCATCTGTAACGGTGTCCTCAGTGGGAGTGTTCAGAAGGCTAATTGCGTCATTCATTGAAATTGCGTCGGTTCCGTTGGGAGTGTCGACCATAATTTTTCTACCCTATCTCTTGTTAAAAGTGGAGCGCCTCTTGACTTCGTCAATTTGCGATTGCGCCATCTTACCATCGCTGACAACCGTTTGAAAATACCCCTTTAGGGCTTCAAGGTTTTGGCTTAATTGATAAATTCGCTCTCGGTCTTCGGCCTCACCTATGCCGCTTGACTTCCAAGCCTGCACAAACTGGCTCTCCAGATAGTCAAACGCCTCAGTTAACAACTCGTTCCTAAGCAGAGCCTCAGCCTTCTCAGCCCGCAGCACCGCTTCCCTCGCCTTACCTTCGTTCATTTTTTTCCCTAACTTAGTAACGTGTAACCTGTGGTCGGATATGGATTTTGAAAGTTTGCTGGCTCATACGCGCCCTGCCTGCGGAAGGCTGTGTTAGCAGCCGCAAAGTCAGTCGGTGAGCCAAACCCAGCTCCGTACCGCTGTTGGAACTGCGGGAGTCCAGTAGGTGCCACGTCCAGCAAACCCATCCGAGCGTACTGATCGCCGGGTGCGCCAAACGCTCCGCCGGTTGAAGCTGCTGCCTGATAGCCTGTGTCTAGGCGACAAGCCTGCAAGTCCTCGTCGAACATATAGCCCTCGTCGCATTGGCCGGTCTCTGGATTTACTGGCTTTATCTCTGGCTCTGAACCGCCGCTAAAGTCATCCGGCACATACCCTGTTTCTGGGTACCCCTCAACGGCGTTTCCAGTGTAAACCTCACCTAACCCAAATGGGCCTTCAGTGAATACACCTTGTATTTGACCTTGTGGGCCAAAAAACGCGCGACCACCAGACCCAATACCGCCAGCTATGTTTCTAAGGTTAAATTGACCAAGCATCCCAAGCCCAGCTCCCAAGAAGCCGGGCAAACCATACCCAGCCTTTGCCTGCTGCATACGTCGCTCTAGCTGCTGGTTTGCCAAATTCTGTATTTGAGCGTTAACGTAGGGAATAGACGTAAACTGATTGGCACCCTGATTTCCAGCCCTTGTTAACTGACTAAGAATGTCAGCTTGCACTTGTTGCGCTTGCTCTGACCCGCCGCCAGTGCCTAACGCATTGTACGCCTCAGTCTCTGTCATTCCG